CCTTCACGGCGGGCTTGGCACAGGTCGAGTGCACGATCACCCTTTTCCTGGCTTACGGCGGCACAGGCGCAACCATTGAAACGGAAGGCGCACTGTTCGCAATGGTCGGCAAAAGCAGCACTTTGGTGATCTCGCCGAGCGGCACCACCGAAGGCGCATCCAACCCGGAATACACGATCACCGGCGCATACCTCGAGTCGTTCACACCGATCAACTCGACCGTCGGCGAGCTCGCCACCGTCGAAGTGACGTTCACCGGCGGCACGTTCGCCCGCGACATCACACCACCGTAACTAACACTCCAACCGTGCAAGGAGAACCATGAAAATCCAAATCAGCGTCGACACCGGCAACGGACCCGACATTGTGACCACCAATTTGTTCACAGTCATCACCTGGGAACGCAAATACAAGCGGCGCGCAGGTGACCTGGCGGCAGGCATCGGAGCCGAAGACCTTGCGTTCCTGGCGTACGAAGCCAGCAAAGCCGCCGGCATCACCGTCCCGCTGGTGTTCGATGAATACGCCAAAAAGATTGTCAGCCTCGAAGTCGTTAGCCAGGAGGACCAAAACCCTACGCAGCCGGCAGCTACAACCGCGCCTTAGCGGAGCTGCTGGTAGTTACAGGATTTTGGCCCCATGACATACCATTTGAAGCCAAAGACCTAGCGACGGCGATCGACGTCATAAACAAACAACGCAAAGGAGGCAAACGATGAGCGTCACAGCCAGCACCGAAATCGTCGGCGCAAAAGACGCCATCAAAGCCCTCCGCAAACTTGACCCCGAGCTGCGCAAACAATTCAACCGCGACGTGAAACAGATCGTCGCCCCGATCGTTGACGACGCCAAGAACGCCTATCCGCAACAACTGTTGTCAGGCATGGAACGCAACTGGACCCAACGCGGCAACCAAAAATTCCCCTACGACGCCAAACGAGCTCGAGCCGGTGTCAAACACAAAATCGACACACGCCGCGACGCCCGATCAGTCATTAAAGTCCAGCAAACCGATCCGGCGGCCACAATCATTGAGTTCGCAGGCAAAAACCGCAACCCGCTCGGCACCGCCCTGAACCAGTTTGGCCGCGTTGCCCGTTTCATGTGGCCAGCCGCCCAACGCAACTTGCGGCAAGTTGAAACTGAAATGACCCGCTCCGTCATGGACGCCGTGCGCCAGGTGCAAAAGGAAATCTAAATGGCAATAAACATTCCCATCATTTCCGACTTTGACGGCAAAGGCATCGACAAAGCCATCAAAGAATTTCAGCAGCTGGAGACCGCCGGCGAAAAAGCCCAATTTGCAATCAAAAAAGCCGCGCTTCCAGCGGCGGCCGCGCTCGGCGCATTAGCCATCGCCGGCGGCGCAGCTGCCAAAGCCGCAATGGAAGATGAAGCGTCCGCAGCCGAACTTGCCCGCACTCTGCGGCAATCAACCCAGGCAACGAACGCTCAAGTGCAGGCCACAGAGGACCTGATTTCATCCATGACGTTGGCTACCGGCGTCGCCGACACCGATCTGCGCAGCGCCCTCGCTGTGTTGGCTCGAGGCATGGGCGACACCAAAATTGCCCAAGACAATTTGACTTTGGCCCTGGACATTTCGGCGGCCACCGGCAAAGACCTCACAACCGTTTCAGAGGCCCTGAGCAAGGCATACAACGGAAATGAAACCGCTTTAGCCAAACTTGACCCAACGCTGCGGGCCGCAATTAAAGAAGGCGCATCGTTTGAGGAAATCGGAGCCAAATTAGCCAAAACATTTGGTGGCGCAGCCGCAAAAGCGGCCGAAACATCCGAAGGCCGTTTTCGGCGAATGTCCGTCGCCATTAGCGAAACCCAGGAATCCATCGGACAGGCCCTGTTGCCGATCATCGAAAAACTCACGCCGGCGCTGCAATCTTTGGCGACGTTCGTTCAAAACAACACCGGTTTGGTCGTCGGCTTTGGCGTCGCGTTCGGAGGTATCGCGGCGGCAATTATCGCAGCCAACGTCGCCATGAAAGCCTGGACGGTAGCGACACAGCTAGCCACCGCCGCGCAAGTCGCCTACAACGCCGTCGTCGCCGCCAACCCACTGGTGCTGTTCGCCGCAGCAATCGCAGCCATCGGTGCAGCTGCCGTTATTGCCTACCAAAAATTCGAGCCATTCCGAAACCTGGTCAACGAATTTGCATCCGATGTTGCGGGAGGCGTCAGAGGAATCGTCACCGCATACACAACTGTCATTAACGGAGCGCTGACAGCGTATAAAGGTTTGTTTAACGGCATAGCAAAATTGTGGAACAACACAATCGGCCGATTGTCCTTCAAAATCCCTAAATGGGTGCCAGGCATCGGCGGGTTCGGTTTTGACGTACCTAACATTCCTCAACTAGCCGACGGCGGCATTGTCACAAGCCCGACGCTGGCACTCATCGGCGAAGCCGGACCCGAAGCCGTCGTCCCACTTGACCGCATGGGCACCGGCGGCAACAACATCACCATCAACGTCAACGGTGGCGACCCGAACGCCGTCGTCCAAGCCTTGCGAACCTACATGCGCATGAACGGCTCCGTCCCGATCAAGGTAGGCAACGCTTACTAATGGGCGCGCCAGGCAACTACACCGTCCAATACAACGCGTCGTTCCCCGGCGGCAGCTTCACCACCCTGTCCAACGTGCAGGAAATCGCGTTTAATGGCGGCCGCGCCAACCAGCTCGACGCATACAACGCATCCAGCATCGTCATCACAGCCCGCTACCCCTCCGGCTACGCATCACCAATCACAGCTCTCGTGCCCGGCACCTATGTCCAGGTGTTGACCCCAAACATTGCCGCGTACCCGTATGGCATCGGGGGCAAAATCCGCAACGTCAACGTCACCTACGGCATCCCCTACGCCAGCAGCACGGGGCCCGCCGACTACATCGAAATTTTTGTTGAAGGCGGATTTGCCGAAATTGGCCGCATGAACGGTAACGGCTACTCGATGGCCTCCGACACTCTCGGGACGCAAATTACGACGATGAACACCCAAACGGGGATCACCGCGTCGGGCGGCACAACAACGCTCATGGCGGCCACGACGATCAACGGCACCTGGGGCGATTGGCTGAACAATTCGCTGGTCAGCATCAACGGCCGCATGCACGACTTCGGCGGCGTCGGCGGAATCAACGTGCTCGGGCCTTACGTCAACCGCACATGCACCGTCAACTTTTCGGACGTTGCCAACAATGCCACCAACCAAGCCTACGACACCCTGCGTTTCGACGCCCTGGCAGACAACTACTACACGCAGGTGCAGGTCGATCCCGAGTCATACGCGGTGCAGACCGTCACCAAAGCCGGCGCGACCGCTCCGTTTCGCACTTTGACTGTCAACACGTTCAACAGCTCGACGGCCCAAGCCACGGACCTGGCCACGTTCCTGCTAAGCCAATACCAAACGCAGCGTTTCGCTATTAGCCAAATTAGCTGCTCGGCAGAAACACAAAACAGTTTCCAACTAGACAAACTCGGTCTGTCCGGCATGGCCGAAATGATCGGCGCAAAAGTCAACGTGACGTTCCGTGGCACAACTGTCACCTGCCTGATCGAGGGCATATCGTTAACCGCAACACCTGAGGGTGCCCGATACACCTATGACGTTTCGGGTGCCGACTTAAACAATTATCTGGTCCTCGATGACGCCGTGTTCGGCAAACTCGACAACAACAAACTGGGGTACTAATGGCAGTCAAAACATTTACAACCGGCGAAGTCCTGACCGCAGCCGACACCAACACCTATTTAAACAACGGCGGCCTCGTTTACATCACGCAAACAACCCTCAGCGGCGCATCCGTAAACATCTCCAATTGCTTTAACGGAACTTACGATTCGTACCGCATCGTCATTAGCGGTCTTAAATGTAGCACTGGGGCACGATTTGTCGATTTGGCATTTTTACCGACGACTACAAGTGGGTACAATACGTCGTTTTATTGGACCCATCTTGAAAACGTAGTAGCGACGACAGCCTCGAACACATCTGTATTTCGACCGGCAATTGTTGCTGATTCAACCAATTACGGCGGCGGAGTGATAGATATTTGCAACCCGTTTTTGTCCGTGCAGAC